GATTACGTCCCATTGGCGTACCAATGAACATCGCATCACCCTTCTGATCCGCAAGAGCAGGGCGTAGGATTTGCTCCCACACCTCTGGCTTCATGTCAGCGTACTCATCCATAACCAAGAACTTTAGGCTAACACCACGCATAGTCTCAGGTCTATCAGCACCCTTCAGCGTCAGCAACGCACCGTTGATAAACTTAATCTGTAGGTTGTTGACATGGCTAGAGGCTATGACACTATGTCCTAGCTCCAGTAGCATCTGCCACATGATGTCCCTAGCCTGTCCCTGTGTAGGGGCAACGTAGAACACCTGACCTTTCTTAGCTGACAAGCAGTTCAGTATTAGCGACCAAGCAGCTAACCTACTCTTACCTGTACGTCTACCTGCGGCAATAACCTTAAACCGTGTAGGGTCATTGTAGACCTCTTGCTGCCACGGCAGTAGCTCAACTTTTAAATCAGTCAAGCTAGTACGTCCACATTACAGGAGACTCATTACCGTCCAAACAGCGGATGTCAACATGCACAAAGTCACGAGCAACTCCAATTCCTGAAAAGCCCATTTTGATAGCCTCCTCAACAATCTTAAACCGCTGCACACCGTCTCTGACTTTAATGTCCGCTGCAATACCTTGGGCATGAGTTCCTGCTTTCTCCTTCTTTGCTTCAATGGGGTGGTCTTCTGAACGATAACCACTGGTGATAACAAAGGGGAATCCACACCTTGCACGTAACAAATCTAACTTCAATAACAATCTATCACTAATCTCGTTCTCTCCTGTGTACTGACAGGCAAACTCTTCTCTAGTGAAATAATCAAGGTCTTCATTGATATTATACATCTGTGTACTCCCCTTCTATGGGTTCTTCATTACCTGAGATTACGGTAGTCTCGCCACCGACACCAGTAATGGAAATATTAATAGCACTTTTACCGCCACTTGCCTTGTCTTTCTCAAAATAACTGACGGGTAGTAATCTATCCATGCAGAGCTTCCAAGCCGCTGCCTGATTTTTATGGTCATCATCCAAGGCTGCGTTAAGTATCGCGTCTAACACCTTCCTACTCTTAGGGGATGCTAGCATTCTAGCCTTGTATTCGTTGATTACCGCTGCATCTCCCTTGGGTCGCCCTACTGCATTGCGTTTACCCTTGGTTTTTGACGCTACTGCGTTCTTTTTTGGCCGCCCAACCCGCTTCGCGGACTGACCAACCTTTGAATCCTTACTACTCAAGGTCTACTCCTTTGGTTATCTTAAGTATACTTAAGGATTCGTTAAGATTATTCTTTAATTATTATTTAAAGTACAATCTTAAAGGTGTTCTTAAGTATACTTAAGGCGCTTGGTTGCCTTTGACTCTCTATTATACTAGATATTATAGCATACTTTTAACTGAAAGTCAAGCTTTATTTACTATATATCCTTAAGTTTCCTTTAGACCGCGATTCTAGCCAAAAGTTCCCCACTCGTGTCATACTTTTTTATTCTAATGATGTCCCTTCTTATAACCTGCTGCTACTTAAGGGCCGACTTGTGTTTTCTTATGTATATCAAAGACTTACAAGTATTCACAAGGCTTATACATGTATCCTAATTTCACCCTTTTTTGTATACCAGAGGGTACACCAGATACTCATGTTTACACAGCCCCCTCCCCGTCCCTATTTATCCCCAGGTTATCCACAAGTTATCCACAGGCAGGGCAATGTTCCACATGGAACCAAAGTTATCCACAAGTTATCCACAAGGAGCCATTGTTGGCATGGGTATTGCATAAGTTTCCACAAGGTAAAGTGTGAGTATGCCAGTGGATACCCATAGCACTGTATGAATACACAGTTGACACAAGTACTCAGCTATGCTAGGTACACAAGCCAAACACACGTATAAAGGTAGCAGTATTTATTTGCGACATGACTTATCTATTTGCGACAAGTTATAACAAGTTACAAAAATAATTGAACTATTGGTTGAATCTAGTGACTAAATGGATACAATAGGCGAACACAAACACAAACGAGGATATAAACATGGCTACATTAACTATCAAAAAAGCAAATCAACTGGGTGCTGAAATGGTACATGGCACAGCAGTTAAAACCAAAGTAACAGAAGCTGTAAAAGCTACATATATAAAGTACATTGACGGCGTTACAGATCAGAAAGCACTAGTGGCACTGTGGGAGATGTGCGCTACAGACAAGCCGACACTGGCAGTCATACGCTCCATCTTTAACAGAGTCACCAAAGCTGTGCACAAGGAGCTAGATATCGACAAGCCCGCTATGTGCGTTAAAGACGGTCAACTGGTAGAGGTACAAAAGCGCGGCGGTAAAGGCGGTGCTGAAGGTTCTGGTGAAGGTTCTGGAGAAGGTACTGGAGCCGAAGGTGCAAACGTAATGTCACCAACGGGTAAAGCACTGCCACCAATTGAAGCACTGGCGGAAGCTATCTTTCAAGTGTCTGCATTTGCTGAGGAGTGCGTCAAGTTGGAGAAAAATAGCGATCTAGCCAATGCCATGATCAATGCAGACATTGCGCTATGCGAGATCAAGACTAAACTACTGGAAGCATTAGAGCCACTTGATCAAGCCGCATAATAGCTATATACTAGATGCCGTGCATCCACTGGCGGCATTTGTGGATAGAGTTATAACAAGTTACAATTATTTGGAGTGATATAAAATGAATGCACAACCAAAGTTTAGTAAACCGTCAAAGATGCCGTGCCGTAGTTGGTCACTTGAAGCACTGACTACTTGCCCTGCTAGTAAAGACAGCAATGGCGATTTAGTACCCGCATGTAAAGGATGTTATGCAACTAGTGGGAACTACAGGTTTCCCAACGTCAAAGCGCCGCGATTGCATAACCAAGACGATTGGAAGCATGACGATTGGGTTGACGCTATGGTTGCAGAGTTGGATAACGACAGATATTTCCGTTGGTTTGATAGCGGCGATATGTATGATATCCGACTGGCTACCAAGATACTGGAGGTAATGCGCCGCACTCCTTGGACTAGGCACTGGCTACCGACTAGAATGCACAAATTCGCCAAGTTTAAGCCAGTGATTGCACTAATGGAACTATTGCCAAATGTTGTTGTCAGACTGTCAAGTGATGGCGTACTGGGTGAAACTGTGGACAATACCGCCAATAGCTCAACGATTGTTCCAGACAGACGCTATTTGACGGACAATATGGAACTGTGTGGAGCTAGTACGCGTGAAGGTAAATGTGGTACGTGTCGCGTATGTTGGGATAAATCCGTGTCAATAGTAGCGTATCCCGCACATGGCAAGAGTATGTTAAAACAAATCAGCAACTTAATAGAAACTGTAGAGGTAGTATAAGATGGCTAAACCAGTGACAAAGACAGAAAAACTATTGAGAGACTTGGTATATTTTGCAGAGTATGGCGAACTGTGGAAAGCGTCATGCAAAGCCGAAGAATTGGGAGTTGAAGCTAATATGGGGTCAATGCTTGAAAAAGACATTTATCATATAGAGTCAAAGCTAGACGATTTACGCGAGTTTATCCATGACATAGTAGAGGAGTATAAAGACGGCTTACGATAGCAGTGTATACCATAGAGCGGCCTACGTTACGCTGTAGGCCATTCTTTAGTATAAACTGGTAAACAAACGAGGTATAAACATGACAGCATTATGGACTGTAAAGCGTGAGACTGCCCGCCCATCTTTAGAGGAGATGCAGGCTTTTGTCGGTGGTAGAATTGAGCTAGTCTATCTATCTAACGGAGACCATTTGGTAATCAACGAGGAGGGCTTACTGGATAACTTGCCTATAAACACAAAAGCGAGTCGTATTTGGTGGGACGATTTAGGAATAGATAGACGAGATGTTCCTGTAATGTTTTACGATTCGACACTACCGCCGCCATTGGTGGGCGATGTAATACTAGTTGAAGGAGGGCTTGACTAATGTATAGCTTTGAAGGTTTCACTGTACTGGATCATGCTCTGTTTATTTATAACAACAGTTGCGACTGGTCAGATGCGCGGGAGTACTTACATAACAGTAGAATGTTAGAGGGTGCCCCTGCTGAGTATATTACTAGTGTTTATGACGCTGTATGTCAATTGAATAAAACAAGAGGTTATTTCCGATGAATAGCGCAATGGTTCGCAAACAAAAGCGAGAGTATCGAAAAAAGTTCTTGACAGAAGTATTTGGTTGGTGTAGTATCGCAGCATTGACTTACTTTATGTGGCTTGGCTTCTTCTGGATGTTAGCTAACCCAATGTCAACATGGTTTAATTAATTGTAACAAGTTATAACTAGGAGCATATATTATGGGTAGAACGTGGAACGGTAGTTGTGAGGATTGGTTGCATGGCGATGAGCCATATGGTTTTGATTATGATTTGCCAGATGCAGACGAGTACGAACCTATGGAACAGTGGGAGATTGACGAGGCCGTTGCTGAGATACTGGCAGACGAGGAGAGACTTGGGAGGTTAGATGACTAAACATATCAAGCTAAAAGGAGGCGACGAGTACGATGCATTCTCTCGCGCCTCTCGTTCCCTGCTACACTGGCGTAGCGGTGAAGTAAAGAAGATCAAACGCAAGCACAACAAACGAGTGCGGCAGGAAAACAAAAGCGCAATGCGCGAGGAGTCTGACCAATGGAGTGCTTATATAAGTATATGATTATAAGTGGTGTGCGTGGTGATATTATAGATTACACCAACGATAACTCAGAGTACCCTAGTTTAGCCGAACTACCTACAGGTAGCACTGCGGATTACTGGGCGTATGTAAAGCTACCAGAAGATAGAGAGGAGGTAATAAAATGACTGCTGATGAGTTTTTTAAATGGATGGCTTCTTGCCCTAGTAATGACTGGGAGGTAATGGATGCTACATTGGGTGTAGTTTATATGAAGTTCCCTCTGAAAGCAGAGAAGAGTATTGATAAAAGTAATCTACGTGTTATCGAAGATCATGGCACTCAGGATTGGATTACTGACGAGGAACTTAAGGAGGCCAACAAGAAAGCACTGGCGATCTTTGACGAGTTCTATGACAACATTGGAGATGGCGAGGAGACTTGGACAGAGATACAGGTAGGTGATAAGTTCTTTGACGTTAACTGTTGGGACGAGGGTATAGGCTACGACTTGCCGTCAAGAGAAGGGGCTGTACATTGCTCTATCTACAAACTGGTAGAGGAAGATGGCGGCTACCGTTACTGTGAGGGCGATAAATACTTGCGCCTGTTTACTGTAGATAAAACTTTAGGAGAAGAATAGTATGATGATATTAGGTAGAATGTTAAGTATAGAACTAATCAATGGTTGCGGACTGTACCTTGAGTTCGCTGATAGTCGTGCAGTCTGGGTCTATAACACAAACACGGGCAAAACTGAGGCTATGCCCTTTGAAGGTGTACTGCTACACTTGCCCTTCATCTTGATTAGCTATGGTCGCGTGTACGAGGAGATACAAGAGTAATGTGGCTATGGTTGATAATTGGTATAGTGTCTGCAACGGTTTATATATATTGTAAAAGGAGCGAATGGAGAAAATGAGTAAAATCAAAGAAGAACTATTAGGCTATGACCATGAGCCTAGTGATTGGATAGAACCACAAGCGCATGTAATGGTGGACGAGTTGATTGAGTATCAGGTGTACTGCATGACATTATCTGAACTGACACAGCGAGTAGCCAAGCAAATGCGTGACGAGTACTACAGTAATTCATACACCGACATGGTGCAAAAACACAGCGAGGTATTCCCTAATGAGTAGATGTAAAGCATGTGACGTTATCCTTAATGAGTACGAGCTTAAAAGAATTGACCACCATACAGGTATGCATCTTGATCTATGCAATGTGTGCGCCTCTCACTCTGACGATGCTATGTCAGACAGTAGCGAGATGGAGGTCATACTAAAAGAGTTTCCAAATTTATCTGAAAAAGAGCTTGACACAATCTTAAATGCCTGATATAATAATCATGTAGTTAAGGGATAATATTTTTATTAATCTTTAAAGTTTCAACCAAACGCTACTTAAGTTGTAACATGTTATAACTAAGTAGCACTTAACAATCTAGTAGAGGATAGTAATATGGCAGTAGTAGAAGGTACAATAGCGTTTGAAAACCTAGACACCCATGAGATGTATCAGGGTCAATCCACTGGCAAGTATTCAGTTGTCATTAGCTTAGACGATCAAACCGCAGAGCAGTTGGCGGGTATGGGTGTCAAGCTACGTGAGTACGAAGGTACTAAGCAGCGTAAGTTCAGCACCAAGTATGATGTGCCTGTCTTAGACGCTGATGGTAACCCCTTTGCAGGACGCATTGGCCGTGGCTCTAAGGTACGTTTGTTGTGGGCAGAAGGTCAGCCCCACCCTGTACATGGAACGTCTACCTACCTCAATAAAGTCAAGGTTCTGGAAGTTGCAGAGCAAGACGGAGGCGAGGACTTTTAATGGCAGTTGAATCTACCTTTGTCCGACATGAGCCATGCCCTGCGTGTGGCTCTAAGGATAACTTGGCTAGATACTCTGATGGTCATGCCGTCTGTTTCTCAGGCGGCTGTAACCACTACGAACGAGGTGACGGTCAGGTTATAAGCATTCAACAGAAACCTAAGAGGTCGTTAGAGATGACAGGAGTAGTAGCGGCAATCCCTGATAGACGTATCAACGAAGCCACAGCAAAACGCTATGGTGTTACAGTTGAGTACGGCACTGACGGACAAATTGTCAAGCATCACTACCCGTACCATGACAAGGATACAGGTGCGGTGATAGGTACTAAGGTACGAGCAGTAGAAACTAAAAACTTTTATGCAACAGGAGGCTTTGATAATGCGGGTTTGTTCGGCCAACAGGCGTTCAAGAGTGGCGGTAAATACATTACGATCACAGAGGGCGAGGCTGACGCACTGGCAGTCAACGAGATGTTTGACGGGAAGTG